CATCGTGCAGCCGAGCGTGAATTGCATTGAATACAATCATGCCCTGCTCAATTCGCGCCAACTGGGTGCCAACCGGCATGTTGCCCTGATTGTCGGCAATGTCCTCCAAGGTAGTGCGAACAACGCCCTTACCCGCATCAATCAAAAAGCCAAGCAACCGGAACAACGTCTCCGAAGGCTGGTTGAACGGCAACGGCATCGCAATCTTGCGAATATCGTCACTGAACGCACCACCCTCAATCTCCTTCACCTCAGTCGGATCAATGCGCTCAGACTGACCACCCTCGCGGCCACCCTTCAACTTCAACATGCCGGGGAAGTTCGCAATGTGTGCACTGTCAAGCAACGCACGCAAAGCACCCGTAGCCGCTGCCGAAATGCCGCCAATCATCTGCGGGATGCCAATCGGATACGCACCACGCCACGGCACAAACGGGAACTCAATGATCCACTGCATCTCCTCAAAAGTAGGATCGCTCTCCTGCCAGTTGCGGTAAATGCTCAAAACTTTGCCGGTCGATTTGTCAATCGAAATGATGTACGGCGCTAACCCATACTCTTCTTCAAGGTCCGCAATCGCGTAAACCTCAAAAATCGTTCGCAACCCGTCAACGTCATACGCCCCGTCGTCACGACCCTCAATCTTGTTGTTCGCCTTCTCACTGCGCGATACATCAGGGTCAGCCGTCGTCGGCGCTAACTCCACATCCCGGTACATCCCAGAACGCACGCGCTGGAGATACTCAATCTCCGTCACATACTGAACGTGAGTCTTGCGCTCGGCAGAATAAAAGTTCGTTGCCGCATACGGCAGGTAAATGTCATCGATGCCAATGAAAAGAGGCACCGGACGCTTCTTGTTCGCGTCGTAAGAAAGTTTCAAATACTGTGCGCCACCAAGCGGAACCTGAGTGAGCAACTGCTCCAACTCGGCCCGAAACTCCGGCATCTGCTGGGTCAACTGCCAGTTCAAATACCGCGTCTTACGCTGCGCCTTGGCTACCTTTTCAGCCGTGTCTTCCCCAACAATGTGATCTTTCGCAGGCCCCTCAGCAGGGAAAATCTCCTTAATAGCGCGGGCAGAGAAGTCCACGCAGACTTCCGTGAGCATGGGGTGCACAACTCGACTTGCACCCTGAAACGAAGCGCCGCCCGGTGCATCATCTCCAAGTCCCGTCCGTCGAATCCCCTCTTCATACTGCTCGTCGCGCTTCTTTCGCGCTTCCTTGTCCTTTGAAATCAACCCCACCAAGCTCTGCGCCAACTCATCCATGTCGCCTTCGGGCAACTCTTCAGCCAAATTGGCGTAAAACTCCATCTCCTTGACAGAAACAACAGACTCTTCTTCAAGAATGACTATCGCACCGCCGTCCTCAGTGTCCTCAACCTCCGCTGCCTCCTCGGGCAGCTCAAACATCTCGCCCAATTCCTCTTGGGCACCCTTAATCGTGTTTTCACTGTCAGACGCCATACGGGTTTCCTCTTGGCCGCTCGTTCACAATCAGCCTCGGTTGCAACGGCTTGGGTTTGCTCACACTTATCATATCCCTGTCAGCCAAGAAACGTAATCCCTGTGTGCACGCATCCATCAAATCGTCGTGTCGAATGCTTCCCTCACCCGAAAATGCACACAATTGATACAAAAGCGGCTCCGCCCAGCTCCTAGCCTGCCCCCTGCGCTTCTCAGACTCCACAAACCACACCATCCCACTCGCAAAAAGATGAGAAACCATGTGCAAACGAGTCAATTTCGACGCCTTTCCGGGGTTGTACGCATGCGCAATGATGCCCTCGCGAGTCAATAACTGCCGAAGACTGATTCCGCTGCCCTTGTCCTCAATCACAATCGTGTCCGGACGCCGACCAAAGCCCTGAGTACGGTTCGGACCCACCAAAGGACGAATTACAGGCCGCTGCTCCTCCCCACCGTAATAAACTTCACGCTCCCGATGAATCCGCTTGATCAAATCAGGCATCCCTAACCGATCTTCCCAACAATCCAGCAAGATAATGTTCGGCTTGTCGTCCTGATGGAATAATCCCAACACCACACACGCACTCGGGTCCGCGTCAGAAGTCTTCTTGTCCCGCGTCTGCTCCGTAAATGCCGTGTCCAACGACATCACTATGTGCTCCAACACCGGCAACGGCTTCTTCGCTGGCCACAAATTCACCCAAGAACGCTGAATAATCCCCTGATCCTCAGGATTCAATACCTCAGCGTGAATCTCCTGCCGACCAAGCGTCGTACCCTCAAACTTCAACAACTGCTGCTGGAACGTCGGAGCCAAATTGGCAATGTTTTCGTAAGTCGATGCCCTCGTAACGTGAACATCCGCCCCGTCACGCTCAATCAAATCCCGAATCAATGCCTTCGGCTTCGGTGTCGTCGTCGCCACAATACGCGGATGCTTGCCCAATCGAAGCGCAAACATAATCATGTCCCACGCCTCTTGGTCGTATTGCCACGCCGCTAACTCGTCCGTCCACGCACCATGCCACTGACCACCACGCAACCGATCCGGCGTCTCCGCCGATATGCCCTTGATGAGCGACCCGTTAACCAAAATGATTTCCGAAAGCGAACGGTTGTACTCCTTGACCAACTTCTCCGGAATGACACTAATTAACCCCGAATCACCCTCAAAACAAGTGTCTCTAATGTCCGCAGAAGTCGGCGCACACACCAACCAACGAGTCTCAGGATTCTGATACGCCTCCCACCAAGTCCACTCCGCCGCCGCACGAGTCTTGCCCGCACCACGACCCGCTAACATCAACCACACCGTCCATAAGCCGCCCGGAGGAACCTGATGCTTGTGCCGAGACTGCTCCCATTTGGTGTGCGCGAGGAGAGCCTCTAAGTCCTCAACAGATAACTCGTTGAGCTTCTTAATCAGCTCCTTCTGCGTCAACGGCTTCTGCATGGCCGGTTTCGTGGCCGGTTGGCTCATACTTAACGGAAACGCGCAGTCTTCTTGGCAATCTTTGAGGGCTGCGCTACAAATTGCTTGCCCTTCGCCTTGCCCTCGCGCTTGGCCCTCGTCGTAGACGCATATTCCTGCGGGGAAAGCGAATCAATCGCCGCCTTCGGAAGATAACGCTCGCCCGTCTTCGATGAGGGCTTGCCAGATTTGGTTCGCCACTCTTGAACGGTCCAGTCTTTAAGTGACTTTTGTGAGGGTTTCATGGTTAATCCCTGTACCCGCCGCCCTTTTCCTTGTACCGCTTAGCCAGTAACTGAGCTTTGCGAGCTGACCATTGGCCCGCTGCCGTGCCCTGAGTGGCACTCGCCTTGATCTCGTTGAACAACTTCTTGCGCATCTCAGGCTTCGTGTAATTGCCCGCCGCGTTTACCTTACTCTTCGCTGCCATGGTCAACACTCCAAATGCTAGTTTGACGACTTAACTTGGGCCAAGACGACTCGGTAATAAACGACTTGTCCTGTACCAACAAATGATTCGTAGGTTGCGCCGTAAAACGCCCGTTGTCTAGTTTGATGAAGTAAAACTCCTTGCTCTGCTCAGGCTCCGCACTAAAGCCATCCAACATCGGAATCACCGTGAACATGTACGTCCCTATGTGCTCCTGCTTGGATCGTAGCCGAGTGCGAATACGGGTCCCTTCCAAAAACGGATACTCGGTCGCGCTGAAATGAATGCCGTAACAATCCCATGTCTGAGCGTCGCTGGGGTCCCAAGGGGTCCCTGTGGGTTTGTGTGCAAGTTTGTGAAACGGTACGTTCCGGTACACCGCCCCGCACTCCAACATCACATGACAGCCCCAAGTCCTGCCGGGATGAGATACCAACCCAAACCACGCTACCCGTAGCCACTCAGCGTTGCCAAAGGTATGAGGCTCCACATAACAGTAAGTGTGTCGGGGTAGGGGCCCCGCGCCGGTATAAAGCATGTAACGAGAATAACACAAGTCGGTAGCGTTGCAAAAAGTAGCGGGGGACCCGGAGGGTGAATACCGCAGATGGGACCCTACACCCCCCCGTCAAAAACGTGCGCCCGCCCGCCCCCCGTTTGCGTCAATTGCCGGTCAGCCTACCGGCCTCCGATGGTACCTGCTCGCCACGTTACATCTTGGCGCATATTGCGTTCGATAGAACATTACAAAAATTTAATGTTTCATAAGTATTGACACGCAATCCGCTTGCGTTAATCTTTGCCCGTCCGATAACTAATAATTTAGGAAATAGCACAATGAAACACAGCCTTTTGAATATTGACGCAAACCCAAAAACAATAAAGGGTCAGAAGCGCGGATACGTTACCGGCGTGCTTTATCTTGCACCATCCGATAGTTCCGGCACTAACGTATGCGGGCTTGAGCACATTGCAGAATGTGTAGTCGATTGTTTGAACTATGCGGGTCGTGGTGGCATGTCTCCCGGCAATGCGAGCTTCGATTCTAATGGACACGACATGCCAGACAACGCAATCCAGAAAGCGCGATTGCGCCGAACACATTTTTACTTGTCTGATCGTGTCGGCTTCATGTCGCAATTAGTGACCGAAATTGAAAGCGCGAAAAAGTACGCACGACACAAGCGCAAAAAATTAGCCATCCGATTAAATGGGACATCCGACATTAGATGGGAAACCGTGCCATGTGTTCGCAATGGTCGCGACTATCCGCACATTTTCGCCGCATTCCCGGAATTGCAATTTTACGACTACACCAAACTCCCGAACCGTCGCATTGCGGATATTGCGAACTATGCGCTCACGTTTAGCTACTCACACGCGAAAGCTTTCGCGCCTATCGTGGTTCGCGCTTTGCGCCACTATGGTTCGCGGGTCAATTTCGCCGCTGTATTTAAGGGTACATTCCCGGCGACGTTTTTAGGTCGCACAGTCGAAAACGGCGATTCTACAGACCTAAGGTTTTTGGATAATCCCGGTATCGTGGTGGCATTGCGCGCAAAGGGTCGCGCTCGCCGTAGCCTGTCTAATTTCGCCGTACCCGCCTAATAGGGAGAATCACATGGGAATCACCATACGCAAAGTACGCGCCGGTAGCTGGTACACGTTCGCGCCGGTAGGCATGGACTTATACGACCCAAAAACCACGCTAGCGTCCGGCGATATCGTGCAAGTAAAAAAAGCACCGGGATGTCCGCCACCCAACACAATGGGACATTGTCACGTTTATGACGCAGCCGGAAAGTTTCGCGGGTTAGTTCTAACCAATAGCCTACAGAGGGAAAGCACATGATCACGTTCCGTCAATTATGCGCCCTCTTTTTTTTCCGGCTCCGGCTCCGGCTCTGCGTCTATCGTGACGCCGCGGCCGATCATGTTCGCGAGCTCGGTCACAAGCTCCGCTTTGTGGGTGACTTCTACGCTGACATCTAACGCTTGCCGCTCTGTAAACTTGCCCGCTCCGCGTGTTTTTAGCAAAAAAATGGCGGCGGTATCTGAGCCCGCCAATGCGCGCTGTGCTAGGGATCCGGCGATGCGGTCAACCATGCGCGAGCATCCGTTCTCGAATTCATCCCTATAGTGGCTGTGCAGTGTGTTGGGGCTGATTCGCAGGGCGGAACAGATGCGGCGGGCATCGAAACCGGCGAACGACATAGACGCTACCGCTGCCGATAGGGTGGAGTCGGGGTGCCGCCGACTGTCATTTATAGGCGTTATCGGTGTGATATCACTCTGATATTGCGGTGTTATATCGGCATATATCTGTCTTATATCGCCCTGTCTTATATCGGCCTCAGCGGTCTTTACAGCGGCCTTATCGCTACCCGCACCCTTACCCTTGCTCATGCGTTAAAACCTCTTAAACGGCCTTATATCGCCTTATATCGCCATGCCCGTATATTGGGCCAACTAGGGGCCATCTTATACTGGCTTACCGTTGCCGTGCAATTCTTTCGTAATTAATTCTAGCCCCTTTTCGCTTGCGCTAAAAATAATTGACCACTGCTAAGTGATTGAAAGGACTACTAAAAATAGAGAGAATTCTTAATTATTATCTTTTTTATATTTCTTTCCTTACACCCTTTCCCTTCACCCTCCTCCCTATAGCCCTTTGTTTGTCTTTTCCCTTAGACCTAGGAAAGAAATAGAAAAAATCGTTTTATCCGTCAAAATCACCGTTTAACCTAATCTTTTCAAACACCTACCGGCGACGAATTATTACTATCGGCGGCCAATTAATTCTTAGCGACACGAACTTATGTTGCTTCAGTAAGTTACTTATCTTATAGTAAAAAAGTGAATAAGTGATGGTATAACGCCTAAGTAAGTGATGGCGTCACTTATTCACATTCTTAGTCACTTTGAGGGTAAAACCATGTCAAATGTATCGGTGTACTTTGAGGCGCTTGCGACATTCAGCGAACCGGCGACGGCGAAGCAGGTGTATGCCAAGGCCGTGGAAATGTTTGGGAATCGAGTAACGGGTGATCGCGGGTCATGCCGCCAATGTTTGGATCGGTATGTACTGCGCGGCGAGGCAGAGAAGGCGGGTCGCGGGTTGTATTTGGTTTCGATGGCTTATGTGGAT